CCTGATCTTTGCATATGCCCCCCGAAGAAGAGGCTGAATGATGGCGACAAAAGGGCAGAAGAAAGTCAAGAAGGTGATGTCGGAGTTCAAGAAGGGCAAATTGCATAGCGGGAGCAAGCGCGGCAGGAAAGTAAAGAGCCGCAAGCAGGCAATCGCTATTGCCATGTCCGAAGGACGTAAAGCATCCAGAAGGAGAGGCTGATGCCTACAGTTGGAACAGGGAAGAAGAAGAAAAAGTTTCCATATACCAAGGCTGGTAAAAAGAAAGCTAAGGCATATGCCAAGAAAACCGGGAAGAAACTGAAGAAGAAGAAGGCTTATTCGTAATGGCAACCAGCGGCACAAGTGCATTTACTCTGGATATTGCTGATGTCTGCGAAGAGGCATTTGAACGTGCTGGAGTTGAGATGCGGAGCGGGTATGATCTCAAGACTGCTCGTCGCAGCCTCGATCTTATGTCTTTGGAATGGGTTAATCGCGGCTTGAATTTGTGGACAATCGATGAAGGTACACAAACGCTTACCGCAAGTACGGCGACCTATTCGTTTCCATCCGGTACGATTGATTTCATCGATCAGGTTATACGGACAGATGCTGCCAGCGTGACCAACCAGACGGACACTTCTCTCACGAGGATCAGTCCCTCAAGCTACAGTTCGATACCTAATAAGCTGAATACGGGGAAGCCGTTGCAAATCTATTTCCAGCGTACGACCTCACCGCAGTATACTCTGTGGCCTGTGCCTGATGACGCTGAGACCTACACTCTGGTTTACTGGAGGGTTAAACGCATTCAGGATACTGGTACTGCTGGGTCTAATAACTATGATGCCCCGGAACGGTGGTTGCCAGCCCTTACCGCTGGTCTTGCATATTATGTGGCAATGAAGAAGCCTGAATCTCAGAACCGTGTTCAGGGATTAAAGGCTGTTTATGACGAGCAATTCGAGTATGCGGCTGCGGAAGACCGAGTGAAGGCGAGCTTTCAGGTTGTACCCGGAGGATACGGAGCGATCTGATGGGGGATTTCGCTGCTGGCAAATATGCTCTTGGTATCTGTGACCGGAGTGGTCTGACCTATAAACTGAAAGACCTTATGCCGCAGGTAAAGGATGGCAAGGACACGGGGTTAAAAGTTAGCCGGTCAATGCTTGACCCTGATCAGCCTCAGTTATGGCTTGGCAGGTTCCCTGTGAAAGACCCGCAGGCAGTGCGTGGGCCAAGGCCAGAGACAGGTTTGACGGAGCAACGTGATACCGATTGGAACTGGGATCCGGTAGGAGACAAGAACTTATTGGGTGAACAGTACGGGTTTTCAACGCAGGACAGCACTCAGGCTACCGGAGAAGTTGGGTCAGTCACGGTGACAACGACATGACTGCGGTATCGAGAAAAGATTTACATACCATGCAGGCTGCGGCACAAATGCCCGGTGTGGACTATAGTGTGTTTGTGGCAGAGATAGATGAGGGGCATGTGGTTAATGTGGCTTTCACCGGACTTATTGATAAAGACCATGCTGACTGGTTTGCGAAATATATTACGCTTCTTCTGGAGTTGAATAGCATTGACAGCACTACGGAGTTACCGAACTGATGAATTATTCAACGCTCGTGCAGGCAATCAAAGACTATACCGACAATACGGAAACTACCTTTGTTAACAATATTGATAATTTCATCGGGCAGGCAGAGAGAAGGATTCTTCTGGATACAGACTTTCCTGTGTTCCATAAGAATGTGAGGGGGACAATAACAGACTCAGTAACTTATCTCTCCAAGCCGACAGATTTCCTGACAGCTTTCTCGTTAGCTGTGGTTGGGAGCGATAATGTATATACATATCTCCTGCCGAAAGACGTTTCTTTTATGCGAGAATTTAATCAGGATACTGACACGCAGGGAACGCCGAGATATTACGGACATTTTAGCAATGATTCCTTCATCGTCGCTCCTGTCCCTGACGATGATTTTACTACGGAGTTACATTACAAGTACTCGCCAACGCAGCTTTCCAGCAGCAACACTACAACATGGATCGGAGATAATGCAGATACTGCCCTTTTGTATGGCTGCTTGATAGAAGCCTACACGTTTATGAAAGGTGAGCAGGATTTGATGGGTCTGTATTCGGGAAGATATGAATCGGCTCTTAGTTCTCTTCGTAAGTTAGGGGAGCTTGATGACAGGCGCGATCTGTATCGGAACGGGAACCCATTCATAATGCAGCAGGCTGCATCTAAATGATCGGATTACAGAGTTCTGAGATTCCGCCAGTGACCGTTAAGACCAGCATTGGTGGTGGTCTGTCTGTTGAGCAGGTAACGGAGCTTTGTTGCAACAAGATTATACACGTTGGTGAAAATCTAGCACCAGAAGTCCGTGAACAGGCAGAGGCATACAGGGACAGGTTACAGGCGGTAATCCTACATTACATTCAACATGCGGTGAGAGCAGAGAGAGATCGTTGCGTACATGCTGCTGTTAGCGGTGGCTACGATGACTTGGCCAATCTACTGAGGAGTTTATAGAAAATGGCAATTACGCAAGCAATGTGTACTTCGTTCAAGAAGGAGATATTGGAAGCAAAGCACAACTTCCTGCTTAGTGGCGGGAATACTTTCAAGATCCCGTTGTATACCAGCAGTGCTTCCTTGGGTGCTTCAACAACAGCATACACCACGAGCAATGAAACTTCTGGGACTAACTATACAGCCAAGGGGAACACCCTGACCAGAATAGATCCAAGCACAAGCGGGACTACTGCGCTAACAGATTTCGCGGATACTACTTGGAGCAGTTCGACTATCACTGCCCGTGGGGCTATGATCTTCAATGAAGATACCAGCGGAGATACGTCGGTTCTTATTCTTGATTTTGGGTCGGATAAGTCCAGTTCATCCGGTGACTTTGTAATTCAATTCCCGGCGGCGGACGCAAGTAACGCGATTATTCGTATAGCCTGACAGGTTAGTTATGGCTACCAACACTGGTTTTGGGCGTAGTACTTATGGTTCTGGCGGGTATGGAGAAGAACTCCCCATATCTGTTACTGGCGTTGCAGCAACTGGAGGACTTAGCTCTGTAACTGTTATCCAGAATACCTCTATTTCTGCTACTGGAGTTGCTGGAACTTCTGCCGTTGGTAGTGAAACTGTTGTTGAGGGAACTGGTGTCACGGTTTCTGCAACTGGTGTTTCCGCCACAGGCTCCGTAGGGAGTGTGTCGGTTACTGAGGGTGAGGGTGTTACTTTCGCTGTTACTGGATTGAGCGCGACTGCAACCGCAGCTAAGGTGAATGTATGGAGCGCAATTGATACTTCTCAGACCCCTGAATGGGCTGCTGTAAGTACAACACAAACCCCGTCTTGGACGGATATTGCTGCTTAGGCTTTAGGAGAAAGTTAAATGGCGTCATCATATACAACTAATTCGGGCATTGAGAAGCCAGACACTGGTGATCAGTCAGGCACATGGGGTGCTACTGTAAATACCAACATGGATATTCTTGACACGATTCTGTCTGGGTTTGTTCAGATAACTGCATCCGGCACTGCCGAGACTTTAACTACTACGGATGGTGCCGTTACGAACGGCATGAATCGTGCCATCAAGTATGTGGATGGTGGTGATCTTGGCGGAAACTGTACAGTTACTTTTAGTCCTAATGATCAGGAAAAGCTGATCTTTGTTGAAAATGGTTTGAGCGCGTCCCGTACCCTGATCTTTAAACAGGGAACAGGGGATACTTTTACGCTCCAGAACGGGAAGCAGGCTATCATCAAGAGTGATGGCGCTGGCAGTGGTGCTGATGTTGCTGGTGTTTATGCCAATATACAGATTTCAACTTTAGAATGTGAAGGTGCTGCTGCAATTGATGGCGGCCTTACCGTAACGGGAAATGTTACTGCAACCGGAACAGTTGAACCCGCTGGAGATACTTCTGCCAGTGATAATGCTGCTTTTGGTTACACCAGCGTGCTGGGGGCTATCATAACAGGTCAGGGCAGCACCAATGATGTGACCCTTGTGAATGATGCAGATGCTACAGTTCTTGGCATAGCTACGGGTACTACAAATGTCGATATTGTTGGCGATCTTACCGCTGGGACGTTAAATGCTGACGGCGATACATCAGCATCCGATAACGCCGCTATAGGCTATACTTCCTCCGAAGGAATTATCATAACTGGTCAAGGTTCGACTAACGACGTTACCATCAAGAATGATGCTGATGCTGATGTTCTTACTATTCCTACAGGAACGACAAACGTATCGGTAGCTGGTAATTTGAGTCTCTCGGATGCAAGTTCTGTAAATATTTCAACTCCGTTGCTTGCAGGAGCAGACCATACCTCTACGGGATTCACGGCGCAGATGTTGGCTGGTGGAGCAATATCTGCATTTGATTTAGTTTGTATTCATACCACAACACAAGAAGTGGTTGAGGCAGATGCGAGTGCATATGCAACGGCTAGAGTTATAGGCATTGCCCCTGCTGCAATTAGTGATACTGCTACGGGGACGATACTTCTTCACGGATTTATTCGTGACGATACATGGACCTGGACGACGGGATCTACTCTTTATTTATCAGAGACAGCAGGAGCTATGACTCATACAGCACCATCTACAGACGGTGCATTTGTCCAAGTTGTTGGTACGGCCCTTTCGCCCGACGTTGTTTACATAAATCCAAGCATGGATGTGATCGAGCATGCATAATGGCTAATCAAGTTGAAAAATTAAACACCATAGCTATAGGTAGCATCGAAAAAATTAATACCTTAACTGATGCTAATATAGAGAAAATAAATACTCTTGAATTTGCAGGTAGAGCGCCTGCACCTACCGATGTGGAATACTTAGTGGTCGCTGGAGGCGGCGGGGGAGGCGGTAGGGAATATCACGGCGCTGGAGGTGGTGCAGGAGGTTACCTTACAAATTACGGAGGCACGCCGATCTCGTTCACAAACGATGTTACATATACAATTGCTGTAGGTGCAGGAGGCGCTGGCGGGAGTAATGCTGCTTACCCAAGTTCGACGGCTGGTACAGATGGATCAGATAGTTCTATATCTGGTAGTGGATTGTCCACAATTACCTCTACAGGGGGTGGTGGAGGAGGTTTTTCATATGCAGTTGGTAGAGACGGAGGCTCAGGCGGTGGTGCGGGTGGAGGCCAAGCAGCTAACCCAGGCGATGGCACAGCGGGTCAAGGATACGATGGCGGTATAGGGAATAATTCCTCTCACCCTTACGGCGCTGGTGGAGGTGGAGGAGCAAGTGAGGCAGGAAATACAGATGGTGATCCTACCGCACAGGCAACAGGTGGCTACGGTGGAGATGGAACAGCCAACTCAATCACTGCTTCATCCATAACTTATGGTGGCGGCGGAGGTGGATCAGAGGCTACAAATGGAGCAAGAGGAGATGGTGGCACTGGAGGAGGTGGTTTTGGTGCATCAGTAAATAATGGTACAAATGCTTCTTCTGGAACTGATGCTCTAGGCGGCGGAGGTGGAGGCGGTGAACGTGTAGGTAGTGCTGGTTCCTCTGGAGGAGGAGGAGATGGGGGAAATGGTATAGTTATTCTCCGATTCAGCACAGCAAGTTATACAGGCAATGTATCTGGTTCACCGACTGTTACAACCAGCGGAGATGACACCATTATTAAATGGACAGGGAATGGAACATACGTACAAACACCAACCTGATGTTCAATTGATTGAGAACTTTTTGCCAAACGATATAATAGAGGAATTTAAAGAACTACACCAAAGCCCTGATTTTCCGTGGTATCTTAACAAAGTCACTACAAATATAGAAAATTATCGGGATGATGAGAACATAAAGGAGACGCGTCAATTCTGTCATACAGCCGTTCACAATACGAAAATTAATTCGGATTTTTTTGGGCAGATGAAGGTCATTGCGTTTTATTTAGAGTCAGCGATTAACAAACGGGTGCGAGAATTTATACGAGTTAAAAGTAATTTGTTGTATCCACAGTCTGGTTTTTGTGAGGATAACTATCAACCGCCTCATAGAGATTACCCAGAGGATTTAACGAAAAGCAATATATTCAGTTTCTTATATTTTATAAATGATTCAGACGGAGATGTGCGTTTCTTTGATGAAAATTTTAATGTCATAAAACGCGTGACTCCAAAAAAAGGATCGGGAATGTTTTTTAAATCTGATGTCTGGCACTCTGGATCAAACCCGATAAAATCCAATGAGCGGATAAATGCGAATTATATTTTTTCTGTGGGAATGGACAGTTGATGGCACATTTTGCGAAAATTGACTCTAACAACATAGTTCTTTCTGTGGAAGTGGTCGACGATAATGAACTAAAGGACGGTGACGGGCATTTGCAGGACAGTATCGGGATACAGTTTTTAACAACAATAACCCAGCATTCAAACTGGATACGTACCTATAAGGATGCTTCAGAACGTAAAAATTATGCAGTGGTTGGTGGTACTTACGATTCATCTAAGAATGCGTTCATTCCTACCAAGCCTTGTGATAGCTGGGTATTGGATGAATCAACGTGCAGATGGATTTCACCGATTGCGTATCCTGATGACGAGAAGTTTTATGTATGGGATGAGGGTACAACAAGTTGGGTAGAGTCAACACCGCCAAATGGATTGGCCTGAAGGTTTGTAACCATGTTGAAGAATATATTTGCCGGGGTCGCTTTTGCGGCCCTTTTTTATGCCACGCCTGCCCATTCCGAGTTAGAGGAGATGCCTCGTGAGGGGGCTATTACACATCCATGCGGTGGGGCTGGACTGGAGTTACGCAGCATCACGCAATACTTCCAGCATCGATGGCGGGCGCGTTTTATGGATTTAAGTGACAGCGCAGTAAAAGCGTGGGTTGCACATCATAAGGCAGAAGATAAAGACATTACGCTGGTTCGTGTTTTTCAGTCAGATATGCAGCCAGAGATGGCACTGGTGTCGGCAACAAGATTTGTCAATTATCTGGATGGCAAGCCTCTGGTTGATTTAATGTGTCTGGTCAAGATGGACGGTAGATTATCTCTGGAATATACCACAGAGGAACTACAATCCATTTTAGAAGGTCATGGATCGGATATCTAATGCCGCTTTCAAAATTACAATTTAAACCGGGTTTGAATACAGAGGTTACTTCGTACAGCAATGCAAGTGGCTGGAGAGATTGTGATAAAATCAGGTTTCGGTTTGGATTTCCAGAAAAGCTGGGGGGCTGGATAAAGTATAGCACCAGTACAATGGTCGGCACACCAAGATCATTGCATTCTTGGAGAGCGTTGGATGCTTCTGAGTATCTGGGGATAGGGGCTGAAGCGAAGTTCTATATTGAAGAAGGTCTTGGGTTTAATGATGTCACGCCTTTGAGGGATACAACGACTGGAGAAGTCACCTTCGCTGCCGTGAACGGGTCAGCGACAATAACGGCCACAGACAATGACCACGGCGCTATCGTAGGAGATTATGTTACGTTCAGCAGCGCGGCTTCGTTGGGGGGAAACATAACGGCTGCTGTTTTGAATCAGGAATACAAGCTACTTACGGTCCCGTCTGCGAATACATACACATTTACTGCAACAGCAACGGCGAATAGCTCTGACTCTGGGAATGGCGGGGGAAGTACCG